ATGACTTAACCTCACGGTGTTTTCAAGAAACTAAAAATGAAAATAAAAATTACACATAACTGGTTACTATCTATATTTTATTTTACGATATAAAATTACAGACTTTTGTTGATAGACATCAACTCAAATCTGTATTCAACATCTTGAGTGACTTTCTTTAAAGCCTCAAAATGATCACAAACATAATCACCATTAGAATGAACATCTGGATACAAAGAACCAGCTAATTCAGTCAAAGCACAAAACCAATAATCATAAACCTCTTTACCATGCAGTGTGAATTCTCGCAGAGCAATAACAGCATTATCGACAGCAATCTGGTCACCGATAGGACCTTTCTTAGTCCAATTCAACATCTCAGTGATGGCTTCTAACCTCAAAGGACTTAGCCATAAACCCAAACTTTTATCATACCGAAAAGTACGTTTCAAAAATTCAACATTACATAAAGATCTGAACTTAGTAACAGCATCTTCCTTAAACTCGGTTGTGTAAACAAAACCACATTGCGACATTAAATCTTTTAGAGTAAACTCATTAAAATTTTCTCTATAAGCTTCTGAAACCGAGAAAGCATTATCATCTCCCAAAGCAACCATATAAACATTGTCATTAAAACAATCAATATCTAAATCAGCAAACTGAAAAGCTATACGAAAAATCAAATTATTGGCTATAGTATTAATAATAGCAGTCATAGGATTGCCGCTAGGCATAGAACTAAACCACTCATAAACAACATTATTAAAAACATGCTTAGAGTTCGTAATTTCAGCCCATAGCTGAGTCCTAATATTAGTAGCTGTTAAATCTCCATAACCATACCAATTGTTAACAATATCCAAAACAGCCTGCAAAATAGAAGGTTGTAAATGGGCATCGTATTTTGAATAATCACCTGCACCAATACAAGGATCACTACTAGAAGTACTAAATTTCAACAACTTACGGGCTAAAGTATCCCATTCAGCTGAATATGGATTAATACCAATAGCAGAACCAACATCTAAATTCATATAATAAAATTCAGACATAAAACTACCAAAATAAACCTTGAAGAGGTAAAGCAATATAAAAGGTACACCAGAAAACATTCTGCCTGAA